GACGTAAGCCCGCACGTCGGCTGGACGGAGGGCGGGATACCCGACGCAGAGGAGGCGGCCGCGTATCTCGCCTGCGTCGCAGCCGTGCGCGCGGTGCTTGCCGGCGCACTCCCCGGCCTTCCCGCGCTGCCGGAGGATATGGACAGGCTGACCTTCGCCGAGGCCAACGCCATCGAGCAGGTGCTGCTTGACGTCAACGCCGCGCTCGACCGCATCCGTGCGGGGGCGTTCTATGCGGGAGAGCTTTATGCAAACGATGTTTGAGCGGCCTGCAGGCCGTTCAACGAAACAGAAAGGATGACGAAACATATGCAGGACAGAATTTCCGCCTATCCCGGACGCGTAAAGCTGACGCCGGTCGCGGGACAGGCCGATACCTACGATCTGACGCGCGCCGACCAGCCGACGCAGGAGGGCACGCCGCTGAACAAGGCCTCGCTGCTTTCCGACTCGACGGTGAACGCTTTGAAATCGGGTCATACCGACTGGCCGGAAAATATGGGCACGGTAACCCCGGACGACGCACTTGCGCGTGTGATGTGGCTGAAAGGACAGGCAGGCGGGTTCGCATCTCTGGACGCAACGGGTCAGTTGACGGACGATCAGATCCCCGACGCCGTCGAGCAGAAGCCGTGGCAGTATCTGCATGTACAGGACGACACCTCGTATACGGCCGACCTGGCGAATTACAACGTTTACGCACACTGTACGATGGCGGGGCTTGCCCTGGAATACAACATAACGATCGGCAATACGGGGTTCACGGGCGTAGGCTTCGGAGAACTGATCGCAGACGACCCGTGGGGCACGACCCGAATCTCCGTGCCGAACGGGATCACCCTTACCGGCGTGGAAGGCGCGGGCACCCTGTCGGGCAATCAGATCACATTGTCCTACCTCGGCTCCATTCACGCGGCGTCCTCGATCCGCTTTGTGCCGTCGGGTTCCGCAAACAGCTACTATGCGGTGGTCATGCCGATCTTCAACGGCAGCGGCACGCTGAAAAGCTCGCTCGTGGCGCCCGTTTCCGTCACCACCTCCGGCACATCGCTGAATCTGACGAGCTATGATTATGCGTTTTCCGGCACGAGCAAGACGGCGACGATCACGTCGCTGCCGTCGTCCGGCGTATCCAACGGCATCTATTTCTACGGCTCGGCGTGGGCGACCGGCGAGGTGCTGAGCGCAGGGGACGTGATCAAGCTGACCAACAGCAGCGGGAAGACCATCCAGCTCAACACGGCGCAGTCCGGTATGACGTACAGCGGCAACGTGCTGACCATCACCCCGCACTTCTACAGGGACACGAACTGCATCGGCATCTGCCTCCGCTTCCTCCGCACGGGCTCCTACAGCCGCCCGTTCATCACGAAGCTGTACCAGTAGGAGGCGGCATATGTACATCGACATCGTACAGCTTGCCGCGTTTCTCGGCGTCCCGACGGCGGTTACGGGCCTCTGCTTCTGGCTGCTCAGGCGGCGCATCGACAGGCGGGAGGACGAACGCGCGGAGATCGAAAGGGCGAGAAAGGAACTGGATATGGCGCTCATCAAGGGCGTCAACGCCGCCATCGCGCTCGGAGAAGCGACCGCGAAGGCCGTCCAGCGCATTCCCGACGCGCATTGTAACGGGGATATGAGCGACGCGCTGCACTATGCCGCGCAGGTCAAGCACAGCCAGAAGGATTTCCTGACAAAGCAGGGAATCGAGCACTTGCATGCGGATTAAACGGAAAGGAGCACATACAATGGATTTTTACGGCATCACGTCCGTGGCTGCGGTCACGGTGATCTGCGCGCTGGCCGCGCAGGCGGTCAAGGCCACGAAGCTGGACAGCAGGTGGCTGCCGGTCATCTGCGGCGCGCTCGGCGGCGTCCTCGGCGTCGCCGGCTCGTTTGTTATCCCCGATTTCCCGGCGTCCGACCCCCTCACCGCCGTCGCCGTCGGCATCGTCTCCGGTCTCGCCGCCACCGGCGCGCACCAGGTCTTCAAGCAGCTTTCCGGCGGCAAATCGGAAACGGAGGAAAAGCAGGAATGAATATGGAATGCTCGATCGGCATCGGAAACGATTATTTAACGCTGGAGTTGAACGAAGTCGGCAAAGACGAAACCGATAGGGTCTATGCGTCGTACCTGATCTCCGAATTTTACAAAAACGCGCTGCGCATCGGTAAACCGCACAGGCGAAACAGAAGACAGGCAGGCCGCATTCGGACTAAGGAAGCAAAGACAGGGACACATAAAACGGATTATGCCGCACGCCGGTCATGACGGAAGGCCGAAACGAAAAGCCGCCGCGGTTTTTGCCGCGGCGGCTGGGGAACCGTCGTTCATCCGTTAGCCGAACTGCCATATCAAGTCCAGGAAATATTCAGCTTCTTTCTGTTGGCGGCGCAATCGGACAAATAGAGGTTGATCAGGGTCTGGTACGGCACGCCCGACGTTCTGGACATCTCCTTGAAATACTCTATTGTGCCACTGTCGAGATTGATCGTCACTTGTTTTTTCAGCTTTTTGGCATACGGATTTTTCCGTGCGTTTG